AGCGCCCCACAAGCCTTTCGCAGCGTCAGGTGTAAGCTTCTGTTGATGGACAATCTCAGAGAACTTCGCTTTATCAAAAGCGAGTCCCTTCATTGATTCCGGGATCTCCACGTCCGGGAGTCCGTAACCCTCTGCCTTTTCCGGGATACCCATAGCCTTTGAGAAAATCTCCCAAGCGACTACATCATCTTTACTTTTTGGGATAGGAACCTTTTCATATCCCAATAGCTTTTCGAGTAAAAGATGACTTTTAACGGCTTCGTTAAATCCTTCTTTTGTATCCTCGAACTTCTTCATTGAGGGCGCGTTTGCAAGGTCTGGTGCTAAACTGGCTTTCCAATTAAACGCTACTGGTTCCGGCGGTGTTACGGGTGGTGTTGATGGGTCGGGATTGCCCGGCGTTATTCCCGGATCGGGATTATCCATTTAGAACTCCTTTTGTTGTGCTACTGCGACGATTTGGTCAGGTGTTAATTCAAGAAGCGTCTTAATCGTCGCTAAAACTGCACGCTTCCCGTGTTTGATTAAAATCATGTTTGGGTCAGTCTCTTCAAAGTCATACCACCCGCAAATTTCTTCCAAGAAAACAATAACCTCTTTTCCTTGCGGCGTGTCTAGTGAAGCCCGGAGGTTTGACTGCAAAGCCTTTACAGCTACGATACTTTTAAGGTCTGTCATTTTATTATCCACCTCATTTATTAGTTTCCTTCGCTTTGGCGAACCCTGCGTCAGCTTGCCCGGCGTTCTTGGCAATCTCTGAGCCGGCGTGTAGAGTAGCCATTTCTTCTTGTTTTAAGGCGGCCTGGGCGCGTCCTTCTCTAATCTGGCGTACTTCGTCGTCATCCCTTAAAACCTTCACGGGTGCGCCTGTAATAGACCAAACCTCATCTGTGACCTTGTCAGGGTCAATCTTATCCAAGACTTCAGGCGAAAACTGAGCCATGTTACCTATCATCGTAAGACCCGTCACAAGAGTATTCAGTTCTGCCCTGCGCTGGGCTTGAGCAAGAACACCAACGAAATCAATCTCATAACCGGAACTCATCAGAAATTCAATCGGTGGATCTGGCAGTTTGCCGCGTCGTGCCAAGATTCCAATTGTTCTTTGGATGATTGGGCTTATTACTTCATCCAGGTATCGCCCTACAGCGGGACCAAGCATTGTCATTTTCTCATTGATTCGTTCCATGATTTCAGGGTTATTCATGTCTTTTGTGATGTTCGAGAAAGCAAGAAATACATCGTGGTACATCAGAACTTTTACTTTGCTTGCATAATACTCAACGGCTTGAAGGCCAATACCCGGATCTCCAAAGTTCCCGAAGGCAAATATATCTTTACCTGAGTCCATCGCTTCTTTCTTATAGGCATTGATAGCCCTTGGGTTCATGTTGAAAGGCGCTAAAAAAGCGTTGTGAGGCACGGCGATCGGGGGGTCGGTGTGTTTCATCATGGTTCGGAGATTTGTCTTTGCGATGGCGTTTAAAAGCCTCGCAAATGGCAAAGCCTTCATAGCTGGAGAGAAACCCCACGGAACAAAAGGCCTTCTGTCAAAACGATGCGCGAACGCTGGAAACTCGTTGTAGCCAGATTCATCCACAATCATCCGGCCTTTAATGTCAATCCACACGGCCTCGATTGGGAGGTTTCGCTTGTCTTCTTTTTGGATTTCACGCGCATAGCGCTCACCGATAAAAAGTAAGAATTTATGCTTAACGGATTGGCCTTTTCCTTCCCTAATCTCCTGTTTCATCTCGGAGGATAAAGCATCCTCGCCCCACTTGCCTGCGGCTTGCTCTGAGGTGTACTCAAACTCAATGTAGAATTTGCAGACGCGGCCTCTCGCGTCTTCCACGATCACGCACTGCTTTAGCGGCATATTGTAGAAACGAATATCATCTTCAACGTCTTCTTCTTCAAAAAGACAGGTAGTCCCATACACTCCGCTTGATTTGTAGGCAGGGAACATCTGGTCATAGAAGTTTGAGCGATTGAGGGCGTAATTGACTTCACTCATTACGTCTTCAAGAAATGCGCTGACCGCTTCGTTTGATTGAAGCTCGGGATCTCGGGACCTAAGTCTTGACCATTTGGAAGTTGGAGGAGTGAGATAATTCATAAACCCGGACGCAAATACATCCGAAGCTTCAAGGGTCGTAGAATCCCAAAGCATCGATGGGTCAAGCTCATTGCCCATCGAATAGGTTTTATTTACGTCGACTGATTCGATGTAGAAATAATCATGGAGGGTCTGCCAATAACTTTCAAAGTTACGGCGTTTGGATAATTCTTGTTCGTACTGCTGGATTAACTCGTCGGCGCGGGGCTTTGAGACTGGCTTGGCGGCGACGGATTGATCCTGAACATACGGCATAAGAACTCCTTAAAGAGCTTGAAAATGCTCTTTGGGGTTATCTCTATGACCATAGGCTCATCCGGCGAGGCCGGAATCGACACCTGTTTTATTGGACTATTTGAAATTGGGGATGCTACGTTTGAAGACATATTCAATGCTCGTTTTCTATTCCATTCGCTGTCTGGATTGCACCGTTCGGCCCAACCCATTACAAGTTCCTAATATAATGCGTTTCAATTGGTTTAAAACCAAGCTTGTTATAAATTGCTTCAATCCGCTTGGATTTCATACTCTCCAAGACTGACATGATAATATGACTAAACCCAAGCGATTTCAACATAATTTTTACTTTCTCAATGAGATAAAATCCAAAATGCCCATAAGGTTTCTCAACGTACCAAATAATCTCCTGAAAGAATCGCTCGTCATTCAGCTTTGACTTTATCTCCACGCCAGCCAGAACGCCAACGCATTTGTCTTTATTGATTAACAGAAACGTCAAATCCTTAAAATTGATTAGCGTTTCCGTGATTGCGTCTTTTAACGGTAGACCGTAATAATCCGTTAGATATTCCGAGTGAAACTTTTCAATGAGTCCAACAACATCTGAAAAATACTTCTCGGAATATATCTCGACCCTCATTTTATGGCAGAGTAGATTTTCACTACCGTTAAAAGCTCTGGTGCGTATCCAGGCATCATCCGCCCGATGACAGGTATGCCAATTTTATTGACCTAAAAGCGTCTTCCGTGCGATCTGCGCTTCACCAGCCACCCCAAGAGGCGAGGTGTAAATGCTCTGGGTCATGGCGGCTCTTTTCTTTTTTATCACTTCCCCAGCTTTTCCTGCGGCGGCGTCCGCGCTTGGAGGTTGAGGTAAAGACATTGGTGAAGATACTTTACTCCCGCCACCGGACATAAGCTTTGAAGCTCCGAAACCTGCCGCTGCTCCTCCACCAAGTGCAAGCAATATCGCTGCTGTTGTTCCTACTGCCATTATCTCACCCCTGCAAGCTTAAACAAATCATCTTCCTTAGCGTATTGTTGCACGTTCGGTTCGTATTGTCTATCCTGTTTTTGTTTCACCTGCCCGATTAAAGACTCTGCCATTATAATTGCGTCAGCGATGTTTGGAGACTTAAACCCGTCTTTCCTCATTTTTTCTTTTGATACGAGGATACGCCTTTGATTGTGGTCGAAGGTATATTTAATAGTCAAACACTCATCAATGGCTCTTTGAGTCTTTACGTGCCTGTGGCCATTCACAAGAGCGTCTTTAAGCTTATAGGCGTTTAAGGTGCGGGTGTTCCCAAAAGACTTGTTGTCTTGATAACTAAGTCCTGGATTACGAAACCCCACAAAGTATTCGAGTCCTCGGCCTTTGGAGAGCGTGTCAAATGGTCCTGATCCTATTCCATCCTCGTCAATAGCGGCCATGTCAACACCCTGTTCGTTGCAGATCATTAGTATGCGTCCGGTTGTGTAATTCAGATCCCTGTGATCCCACTCGTCACAAAAGATTTCTTCCCAATGCAATGCTCCCATCTGTTGAAAGATGAACGCGGCGCATTTGTCGTCACCGTAACGCGCAACATCGAAGCCCGCGACACGAACGCCATAACCTTTGGCAAGGATATGGGCGGCTCTCTTTCCAATCTCAAAATCTTCCAAAGAGTATAATGAATCCTCTGATTGATCCAGAGGTTCACCGAGCCAAATATGCTTATAATCTTTCTCGGAAAGCTTCTTACATTCGTTAGCTTCGTTGATAAGAGCATTGGTGCAAAACTGATTATCGAGATAATTTATGTCTATCACGAGACAATCTTTGCGCTTGCCGAGCATTACAATCACGGGGTCGTTGTGAACGTGCGGATTCATGGTAAATATGATCTTTGCGTTTTCTTTACGGATGGTAGGGATAAGAACGTCGAGCGTTGGTTTAGTTAGAGCTTGAGATTCATCTATCCAAACTAGGTCCACGCCTTCAAGACCTTGAATATTCCAAGCTCCTTGTTGTCTAAACCCTCTAAAATTCAATTCACTTGACTTTTCCCTGGATGAGATTTTAGAAGCAGCTACTTCGAAATTCAATTGATACTGAAGGATTAAATCCGAAAGAAGAGAGTAGACTGATTCGGAGATTGAATTTTGAGTCTCACGACCGCAAACAGTGCGAAGACTGTATTTCTCGTTTAAGTAAAGGACAAAGCGGGCAACCCCTTGAGACTTGCCGCCACCACGACCGCCCTTGATAATAAAGTATCGGTATTTGTTAAAGTTGTCGGGATCTAAAAGAGGAAGTAATTTATCCGGGATATCAAGAATCTGTGGGAGGAGGAGGCGAGCCAATGAAATACTCCGCTATGCGGTTGGTATTATTGGCCTCACCAGGATATTCTTTCTGGATCGCGGGCATTTGGGTTACTTGAGCTGTAACATTGCCTGAAAATTCTGTCGGTATGTCTTTGGAGATTAATCGTAGATAAATATCTCTCTTGATTTCCATATCAAGGGAAGGATTATTTAAATCTTCGTCAGCAAGCTCCCACCCTTTTTGAAGTACACGAAGGCGTAGACATTCTTCACTCATGGGTCTGCGTCCGCTTCTTCCTTTTTTACCAGCCATAAATCCTCATTCTAAAATCATAACTCATTTTTTCTTAAGCACTTTCAATATTTCAAAAAGGAGATTCGATTCCACAGAATCAGAATCCGTAAAAGTTCCATCCCGCCCTTTGATTGTCACTCGCTTCCCGACTCGATTGACAGTGATTTCATCCGAAACCGAGAACATACTGAACGGTCTTTTTTCAAATGGTGTTGGCATGTCGAATCTCCCACTACTGTGATAATATCACTTGACTTTTTTTAAAGCAAGTGTTCTTTAAAGCAATATCGGTAATTTTCCACGTCTATGGTTATCTATAAATTCTGCCGCCTCTTTCTCTTGACCAGGAACAATGTTCTGCTCTGCGAGCTTCAAATATTCGTCGGCCTCTTTATCATTTTTTAAAAGTCTCAGGCACGTTGCGATGTTAATTAAAACCTTGAATTCATTCGGAGAGATAAGTTTTGCCATCACCCAAAGGATAAGGGCCTCTTTGTAGCTTTGAGTGTCCCATCGCTTCATGGCGCGGCAATGCCAAGCCCACCAAGCGTGAGGATCTTCGATGACAGCGCACTCGGTAATGTTGTACTCGTCTTTGTAAAGCGTTAGGGTATAAAATGTCCTTGTTGCGTAAAAGACTACGAACGCTGTGCATAAAATGCTATAAGGTGCAATAAACTGAGCTAGAGCGTACATCAAGAATACATTTGGGAGCGCGGCGAAGCGTTCAGCTATTTCCTGATTCGCCCGGACGATGTTACAAAATGGAACAATAGTAATAAAGAAAGCAAGACACGCCCACAAGAGCAAATTCCATTGGATAGTGAAAGCGAAATAAACCCATGTGACTATAGCTATAAACCCAATCCAAAAATACCGGCAGAGGGTATAATTTTTACGCTTCATGCTTCCAGCCGATGATTGGAGAAAATTGTGGTAGAAGGTTATCCGAAAAGGAATGATACACAAAAAAAGGTAAAATCCGAAAGATTTAACTCCCAAGATTAGTTTTTTTGGGTGAACTATTTTATCCTCGGCGAACGTTTCCGATTTTTGCTTATTCCTGACGGCGGTCGTGAATTTCCTTGAGTGTAAGTACCATATCAGGGGCATTGAGGCCAAGATGTACCAAACGTTTGATCCGATAAGTGATAGCGGTGAGAGGAACCCTGCGGTGTACCAAGTCCCAGCATATAGAAAAAGTGGCGAGAGAATCGGAACCACCATCGAAAGAACAAGGAAAAGAATCGGAAAAGCATACCCCCTGCCGGACGGCCAGATCGTGCCTTGGTTATTGACCGGGTTCGTGGAATAAAGCATGGCCGCTACGAAAGAAATCCACGAAGCCCCAAAAGCGAAATAAATCGTTACGCAGATACCGATATGAATAAGAAGCGTTAAAAGATGCTCCATCTCTTCTTTCCTCACGATTGCCATAAAGAGCTTGCCATTAGCGCGGACAAACTGAATGCTCTTGGCATATATTTTCTTCTGGCCTGTGATTTCAAGCCAAAGTTTATGCCAGGCGTTCTTGGCAACTGGGGGGTTTTTCCAACAGGAGAAGTCGTCGGAGACAAACTTAAAGCGTAAAGTCTTAATGTAAAGCGCAAGATTTACAATTATAATCCATGCTATTTGTTCAAACATTTAACAGCCTCCAAGTCTCTGAAGAATTAATAACAAAATAATTATAATTATCAGGTTCATTTTTTCTCCACCAAACATTTTATAGGCCAATCATATACTGGCATCTTCTTGGTTTTATTATATTCTTTTAGAGCAAGCTGATACTTCCTTGACGCTATTATACATTTAGAATGGTCCCCAAGACGCACTCTGAAAGTTGAAACAAGCTTTGTGCTATTTCCAGAAGTCATGCCGATAGTATGAAATTGATTAACCCAATCTCTTATACAAAGCTGGTAAGCAACAGCGTTCCAATCTAAAGAATGGCGTTTTCTTATCTGTAGTCGGACGGTAAATTCATCACAAGCTGATTCTTTTGGATGAAATTGTTTTCCCTTCACCTTCTCAAAAAAGTATCTCGTTTCGTTGCACGGGATTTTTTTTGAATAACCCGGTACTTTATTCTGCGTGTTTGACATGACCGATCCTCTTTAGCAAGTAAGTGATGTCCTCGATTCTACGAATATCAAGAACCTTTCTTAGCCAATAGCGTGGGTCTTTGTAGATGTCGTAAATCATCTTAATGTATTTTTGCCCATCGGCATTTGGATCTGGGGCTGTGCGAGGGGGCATATAGACCGACGCTTGGGCTGTCTTAACGTAGCCTTTCCGCAACAAGTAATGGATTTCATTCACAGTCCGCATGGCGTCCTCATGGCTTTCCCACGGATAACCGAACATCGAAGTCAAATGTACCTCAAGCCCGGCATCGTTCATGGCTTTTATATTCTCAATGACTTTGTTAGACTCTTGCCCCTTTTGAATCCGGTTGATTGTCTCTTGATTAGCTGATTCAACCCCGACAAGCATGAACCTGAACCCAGCTTCTTTCATCAGCTTGAATGGCACGACCTTTTCGGAAATTGGTTTCATGTTGGCGCCCAACATAATCTTTTTATTTCTTTTGGATCGTATCATCTTTTCACAAAATTCTTGTAACCATGCTCCAATAGGAAGCGTCCCGGCATCGTCAAATATTTCGTTATGTCCAATTCTGATGCAATCATCTATCTCAGAAAGTACATGGTCTACAGAACGAACACCTCTGTGTTCACCCGCTTGCAGCCTTTCGGTATCGACACAAAACGAACAGCGTCCATACCAGCAAAGGTTCGATGATAGAAGATGAGTACCCCTAGATTTCTTGTAATTGCCGTATTTTAAATATTTTGGGTTCATCGAATTTGTGAACACTCGATCAGGGATGGGGAGTTTTTCATAGTCAACATCAATCTGGCGATCCGATTCTATAATGCGGTCAAATTTTCCGTCATCCTCTCCAAGCCAAACAACCTCATTGCCTTGGTCGCGTAGATGCGTCGCGAACATCGCTAAATGCGCTGGATATATCCAAACTTTTTTTTGGTACTGCCTCTGAGAATGAAACGGACTGTCTTTAAATAGAACCCGCATTTTTTTTCCTTTTTGGCCTTGAAGAATTTTCGCTTCTCTCTATAAATCTGAGATTTGAATATTCGTAATGCCCGTCATTATCAATTCGATCTAGGCTTGGAAAGTTCATACCCTCCGCATTGTCCCGCACCCAAAGATATTTTATTTCTTCCATTGCCAATAAGAATTTAATCCCAAAGCCTCCGTAAGAATGATATGCCACGTGATTTGGGTCATTACATCTTTGCCTAGCACTATCAAATGAATTTATCCACGGTTTATCTTTTCGTCTTTTTTTATTGTAGAGATACCTTTCTCTTATGGTGTTTTTACGATAAATTGCTCTCTTGGCTCTATTTTCTTCTGCTGTTTTCATCTCATCAAATCCTTGTAGACTTGCATTTCTCACAAATGATAACTTTTTCCATTTCAGAATAAGAAACATCATCAACAATATTTCCATCGTCTATTTTTACTTTATATGATGGATTTTTCCACTCAACTCTCGGTCTATTTATACCGACGATAACCCCCGTTTGCCCGTTATAAAACTTTCCTTTAAGAGTAACAATATCTCCATAATTCATTTCATTAAATCCTCCATAATAGCCCACAGGTTATATTCTCTTTTCCATTTTGGGTAGTCTGATTCAAACTTCCTTGTATCGCTGATGTACCATTGATGGTCGCCTCGTCTTGCCTCATCCATATACATCCAGTCTTTTATCTTGAACATGTTCAGAGCCTCCAAAACAGAGACGTTCGCGTGTGTGCCGCCGCCCATGTTATAGACTTCTCCTGGCGTTGGATTGCGGACGAAACAGTTAATCGCTCTTACAAGGTCCGAGGCATGTATTTGGTCACGGACTTGTTTTCCTTGATACCCAAAGACTTTGTAGGGCGTTCCTGTTTTCTTGCACCGTGCCATGTACGCAAGGAAACCGTGAAGTTCTGTCCCGGCATGAGCGGCGCCGGTGATGCACCCGCAACGGAAAACGCCTGTCTTGAGGCCAAAGTATCGGGCGTATTCCTGTACGTACAAGTCTCCGGCGAGCTTTGAAACCCCAAAAGGTGAGTGCATGGAGTGATCTACACTCATCATCTCGTCTATCCCGTTTGGTAGGGCTTCGCACTCGTACCGTGTTTCTTTTTCCACCAATGGCAGAAAGTTCGGGGTATCTCCGTAAACCTTGTTTGTTGAGGTATAGACGAACACGGATTGGGGACAGTGCTTTCTAACCATCTCCAAAAGCATGAGGGTTGAGTAGGCATTTATTCCGAAGTCCAAAAGTGGGTTTGTAGCAGACCAATCGTGGGATGGGGCTGCGGCGAAATGAAGAATTATATCTGGCTTTTCTTTAGTGATAATTGGCTCCGCCTTTGAAATGTCAACCCCATGATGAGTATAATTCCTATGGTCAATTCGATTTTTCAATACCGATGCTTCTGGCCCAAACATGTGCTTTCGCATATCGTTGTCAATTCCAACAACCTCCCACGCTTCGTTCAAATAATATTTTGTCGCTTCTGTCCCGCAGAGACCCATAGAACCTGTGATCAGCGCTTTCGGCATTTGTTCCATCTCCATTTTGCGCCATAAGTGGGTGTTGTTTTATGACAAGAGACACATAGCGTTCTTCCGTTGTCAATAGCGAAACGAAGCTCTGGATAGTCTGAAAAAGGTTTGATATGGTCTGCGTTTATATTTCCATTTGAACCACACCAAATACAGGTATAGTTGTCTCTGACAAAAACAGCCTTACGCCACAAAGCATATTCGTCGCTGTTTCTGATTCTCCTTATTTCGGGCGTGACACCACCTTTCCAATTAGAGCTATTAGCACCACTAAATTGCGGGAATTTTTTTCCTTTATTCCACGCAATTTGCACCCCTTTGAGTCCTGCGTTCCAAGAGGGTTTTCCAAATTGGGGGTTTTTATTTCCTAATTTTTGATTTCTCAAAATCCTTTTTACGCTAGACTTCTTTGCTGGATTCTTTTTAGTCCAGAAGTATTTACCACGACATTTTAAACCACAAAAAATATGCTTAAACCTTTTATTGCTTGGCCAATCATAGATCATTTTTTTACACCACTCGCAATGATATAAAGTCTTGCTCATGGCTTTCTCCTAATAAATCCTTTCGCAAAGTTAATGGCATAAGTCCATATTGTTGTCACAAAAGCGATCAGGGCGAGTGCCTTAAAAGCTCCCTTGTGACGTGCATACGTCGCAAATTGTCGCCACAACGGCCTGAACGCCCCGCGTCGGTTGTGGTAGACCAAAATATCGGGATGGTAGAAAATCCCCCCTTTTATTTTTTCACAGAAGCGGTCATCTTCGCCTGTCAAATAGCTGTCAAACTGCGTGGCGACCTCTTTCTTGATAATGAGGTTGAAGGTCGGGTGCCACGGCACGATCCGAGGTTTCTTCGGAGTTACCCGATAAGGACAGAAAACCCACTTGTGAACCTGATCGGCGACTCGTTCCTTGAATGGTGCATCCGGCGGCAAGACCCCGGGCCCGCAGACTGCCGAATAGCACTGAAGCCAGTAAAGAGCGTTTTTGAGCCAATCATGATCAGGAAAAGCATCCGAATCTATAAAGGCAAATATATCACCTTTAGCTTGTTGCATCGCCCAATTCCTCTTAGCCGCGGGATATCCCGGACACACCGAATCAGGAACAAGGATTATTTCCTTATCTTCTTCGAGTGCTTTGCAATGCTTTAAACACCGCTGGGCGTAATCGTCTAGCGTTTTACAAGGAATGATGATAGAAACTTTCAAGGTCGACATCCCTTTTTATTTAACTCCCTTATTTTTTTCAGTGCCGAAAGTTCCATTTTCCCAATAGTATTTCTTGGCCTAAATCCAAAAAATTTCGCTCTATATTTCAAAATACCTATCAAAACTCTGGCTTGTCTCTTTTTTATTCTTAAATAGGGATAAATTTCGACCAAAAATTTCAGTAAATCCGATTGAGCGCACAAGAAAAAACGATATGCTGGTTTATGATATTTTCCGGGGTTTCTTTTCATATCACATGAACCACCGCCTATTTTTCTAGCCAACCACTTAATGATTCTTTTGTCTGTGTTCACCACGATCAATCGAGCAGAAAAAACAAGAGTTTTTCGTGAAAATCCAAGGTCTAAAGTCAAACAACCCTCGCCATCAATAAATCCAGCGATATAAGCTAATTCTTTTTGAGTAATCGAAACCATAGCCAAACACTCTCTCCGGCGATTCTGAAAATTGTTTTGAACGCAAGCTGTCGCCTAATCTCACATTCAATCGGTACCTCTACTATCTTAAAACCTTTTTTTTGTAACCTAGCAATGACCTCGCAATCATAAATAAATCCGTTACTTTCCCAAGACCAATCTAATGCATCAAGTGCCAAGCGTCTAAAAATTTTAATCCCTGTTTGCGTATCAACCTGAACCCCGAAAAGAAACCGAAACCAAATTCTTGTTACATGGGTCATTATCTTTCTTCTTAAAGGGGAGGTTTTTGCCAATCTTTTTGAACCAACCACCACATCAAAATCTTCGAGGAATGGAAGCAGTCTCAAAAGCATCCGTGCCGGGATTTCACCATCTCCATCGAGCATGGCAATTTGATCTCCCTTGCAATGCCTCAACGCTTCCCGGATAGCCCATCCCTTGCCTTTGCTTTCAGAGTCGTTAGAAATGATAATTTCACAGCAAGGGAAACGCCCCTCGACCTCGGCAATGAACTCATGGATTGTGGCTTCGTAGTGATTAGGGAGAATTATGCTCAACATGAGATTGCGTCCTTAATTCCGAAGTTTCTGATTTCACCCGAACGTGCTGGTAGGAACTCCATCGGCTTGTTAAATTCCTTCGCCACCTGAAGAATTGTTTTTGACACCCCCGACCCAACGTTGAACACGCCGCGCTTGTTGAGACTGTTCATTATGACTTCCCGGACTTTATCAGCGTGGATAAAATCCCTTGTTTGTAGGCCATCCCCATAAATCGGAAGCACATCCGCCTTCTGAAAAATCTGATAGACGTTCGGCTCGCCGCGCTCACCGTCACCGATCACGTTTGTTAGTCTCAGGATCACCCAAGACTTCGCAAATTTTTTTATAATTCCTTCTCCTAAATATTTTGTGTAAGCGTAAGTTGAAGATGGCTGTGGAATCGAGTTTACCGTATGGTCTAATCCTTCTCCATAAATGGCTGCGGTAGATAAATATATAAAATGTGATTCCGGGTGTTGTTTCACCATATTCATAGTGCCAGTGATATTCGTTTCAAAATAAAATGCAGGTTGTTTTTCTGATTCCACCACACTTGTTTTTGCGGCGGTGTGTATCACAACTTCGTATTTATTTTTGGCTTTGTAGGTAAGGATATCAAAACCATCTTTGATGTCGATTCCGTCGCCGACAAGACCGCTTCCGATGAAGCCTTTATTTCCTGTGATTAAAATTTTCATTTAACAACCTCCAATGTTTGCGGGTACCTGATTTCGATTTCTCCATCATCCCATTTAATTTGTACTCTATGGTATTTATCATATAGGCAACTGTCAGGAATATAATCGTCAATAAATGTTCCCAATCTTCCAGACGGAGATTTTACCCTAGCACCATGACTGAATCTTCCATCCCTCGTTTTAATTTTGATAAACACTCTCAACAAACTCCTTGATTAAATTTCTTTGGGTTTCCTGAATCTTTAATAAATCAAGACCAGAGGCGATGGCGTAAGCCTGTAAAAATTCGCTCGACATAAAAGGGAACTCATTCTCACAAAGTATCGCAAACTCTTTCCAGTCCTTAACCTCGCGGCCTGTGGAACCATAGACGATCTTCTTTATCTCTGACGCCTCGCCGCTTACATGGATATTCTTCCAAATCACCGCTTCGTACATGAAAGGGAAAAGAGTCGCCCGAAGTGTGGCGGCCGCGAGCCAGAGTTTTTCCCTTAAGGAAGTCTCGATGTTACAATCTTTCATCGTCCGAGCCGAGAAGCACGTCCTCATAACGCGCTCGTAGGGGTGGGCTTTACCATCGTAGATTATGGTGTATTCCTCTGAGATAAGTTTCGCCCCTTCCGAGACGGCCTTGTACGTCTGGTAGGTCTTGCCGGAGTTTGGGAAGCCGACTACCAGAGTATTGGCGTAACAAGAGCCGTGCATTAAAATCTTTCCTGTTAGGGTAAGTTTCAAAAGTTCAATTTCTCTGAGAAGTATATATTCCTGAACCCACCCTTTCATCAAAAACGGCAATTTCAAAAACATTGGAGTAACTTGACACTTGGTAAGTCCATGCGTGATTCCAATTTGAACTGGGAACCACCAATGGCTTTCATGGTAAAGTCCGTCTACTTCTTTGTCATACAAAAACGAACCAACTTTGACGCAGTTAGCGCGGTTGATATTTATTCGTTCTACGACCTCGTAGTCCATCGAACACCCCTTTCAGGAATGGGAAAATTACTTTGAAGTTTTTTCTCCAAAGAAGCGATACTGTATAAAAACAAAGAAATAGAGGAAGGAAAATGCTAATGTGGCCCCAATAACATAAACCGTGATAATGCTTTCGCGCAAAACCAACGCGACCGTTTCCATGAAAATACGCATACATCTCCTTTCGAAAGTTAGGAAAACAAGAATACGTCTGTGATTTGTGGTAACCCATCGCTAACGGATTCATCATTATAGTATAACCCATTTTCTTAATTCTAAAGCATATATCCGATTCATTCATGTCCATCGGGAAGTTGACATCATCAAAGCCCTGAAGTTCAAAGAACAGCTCGGCGTGGATCATAAAAGCATTGGCTACTTCATCAACTTCGTATGGTGTTTTATTTAATCTAGGCCAAAAGGCATTAGTGTTTATCCCTGTGGTGAAGCCCGTTAAATAATTTCGCTTAGAGCCACCATCCGCAACGAGGTCTTGCTTGTCATCATAACACGCCATAAAACCTACAACCCCAACACCTTCTTTTTCAGCCAATTCAAGCGCGGCTTCTATCGCTCCGGGCGTAAGGTAATTATCATCATCAACGAAAAAAAGGTATTCTCCTTTGGCAAGTTTGGCCCCCTTGTTTCTTTTGGCGGCCAAAAGCAAATCCTCATCATCCACCACGATCTTTTCGTATTCGTCCGGAATGGTTGAGAGAAGTTTTTGAAGCATGGTCTCGCGGCCTTTCATTGTGGGGATGATTACCGAAACTTTTTGCATAGGAAATACCCTCCCCAAACCATGAGATAAACTATCATCTTCCAATGAAACTTCGTATGCCTATGGTGAAACCGTATCCAATTCTTTATCCGACCGACACCATCAAATCGCTCATTGTAATTGTCGCTAAATTCAAGCCAGTGCCAGAGGTATGCCTTCGGGCAATATCGAAGGACGTAGCCAAGTTTTTTGATCTTAAACTCAACATCCGTATCGAACCATTCACAAACCCCGTCAAAAGCCTTGTCAAACCCCCCGACAGCGCGGATAAGATCAGTCCTCATCGCCCAATTTGTACCTTCAAGATGATCTGGCTGAAACTCAGGCGCATGGTTATCGAACCTCTCTGCGTAGTTTGAATCATAAGAAACCATCCCACATTTGTAGATCCCAGCTGGTCTAAATTTATCGCAACCAGTCATCCATCTTAAAAACCAGTTCGGCTTCTCCCAGATCCGAATGCTATCCCTGTTCTTACGTCGAGCCATAGGAACATAGGTTGGGCCTGTCACTCCGGCTACGATAGCCTCAGAAAATGGCTTTATAAGCTCCTGCAACCAATGAGATGGGATATCCACGTCATCGTCTACCCTGACAAATATCGTGCCTGTGGCCTTAGCTAGTGCGTTATTCATGGCATTCACAATGCCCTTCTCAGAGGCTATAATGATCTCAAAGTCCTTGAAGGTCTGTTCTTCTAGACATTTGAGTACTAGGGCCGGGGTGCCCATGGTGCAAATTATGACGCTTGCGTAAGGATTTCCCATATCTCCCCAGCTATTTTTTCGGCGTCGTGGTTTTCAAGAACGAATTTTCTTAACTTCTCACCTTCTTCCGGCTTTGAAATAAGAATTTTTATCTTCTCGACAAGCTCATCCACACCATTAAACTGCCATTTGTAATCCCCAAAGACCCCCCGTCGAGTAACAAGACAGGGCTTGCCCATAATTCCATATTGAAGAAATGGAGAGGTAACGACAAACTCATTCCCAGGATTATCACTCCTCAAAGCAACCCCTACTGAACACGAAGCGATTTTAAGCCAAATATCTTTAAACGGCGTCCACCCATCAAAAAATACGTTTCTTGGGGCTATCTTTTGCAACCGATTAAGATCCGGACCGTCGCCGACAATAATAAAATCAATTTCTGGAAGAAACCTCGCCGCTCCCAGAAGAATATCAATATTTTTATTTCTTGTAAGTACGCCATGAAACATGACCGTTCCGTTGCTAGATAAACCGTTAATTGGAAAATCTTTTGGGTCAACTGGATCACGGACAACCTCGCAAGGATAGCCCTCTTTTCTTAAGACCTCTGCCATGGCGTTTGAAATGACAAGTATTTTGTCGGCAACCGACCAACCGATTTCTTCGAAGAAGTGGAGAATCCAATATAGCCACCCCTTGTAGTAGTACATGAGGTGCAAGTCTCCAAGCCGTATAACAACCCGAGATCTGGGAGAAGCAAGCTTTACGAGTGCCGGGTAAAATGGATATGAATCATCTAAATATAGAACGTCATACCCTTTTCCAATAACAAGGCACGGGGCATAAAAAATCCATGCTATGCTTTTCCAGAATTTCCCGAAATTACCGAGTCGGTCAAATTTTTTAAATGTTAGAACATCTATCCCTTTAGCTTTAAGATATGGAAAAGCGGCGTTGGTTTCTCTGATGCGATCTGATGGGTAGCGGTGAAGCAAAGCGATCTTCATTTATTTCTTCGCTTTAAATTTATACTCATTTCAACAAATTCACAATTATCAATAAAATAATCCCCATTGACATCAATTCTATCGATGCTAGGTTTTTTCATTTTTGACGCACCATCTCTAAACCACAAAAATTTAAAGTCATTAACTGACATTTTAAATTTAATGCCTTTTCCCTTGTAGGAGTTAAAATCCGCTTGCTTCGGATTTAAACATCTTTGCCTAGCATTTGAATAATGACAAATCCAGGGATTTTTTTTTAAATATTTCCTACTTTTTTTGTCATGTTCGACCTTATGTTCTTGATACCATTTTTTATGGTATTTTTTTAAACGAACTTTATTTTTATTTCTAAATTTTCTGTTTGCCTTAAAAACTTTTAGTGGGTTTTTTGCTCTCCATGCCCTATGATAAAATTTATCAAACTTTATATTTTTTGTAGCTTCCACCACTGTTGCCATTTGTCAGTTTCCTTAATCTCAATTATCCTAAATTCTTTCCCACAAAAATTTGATAATTGTTCTTTGTTATAAATATATATTTTGTGCTTCTCTCTAAAAACTTTTTTTCCAACATAGACGTCAATAAGCAAGTCAACTGAATTTCCATTATAGTTAATAGGTATAATACTTCTTGAAATGCCTTTAACATTTTTTATAGTTGTTCTAAAACGATCATTATACACCTTTTCAGAATTAAAAACATCAAATATAAAATACCCACCTTCTTTAACCGGGATATTTTTCCACCAATCATGTTTTGAAATGTAATTTATCACGTCGAACAAAGCCGTGGCGCAATCAAACTTAGATTCCATTTTAAATTTTGTGATGTCCGCGCACATAATTTCTCTTTTAAAGTTTGGAAACAACTTGCCATCGGTCAATTCAACCATCGCCCTAGACTTATCAACACCGAAAATTTTTGTCTTTATTGGATAATATTTCCAATAGTTACCAGTTCCACATCCGATATCAAAAATAGTTCTTGGTTTTTTAGCCCACCAATAAACAAATTCAATCTCTTTTTTGTACGGCTTGTCTTGGTTAAAAAGATCGTAGTATCTGGAGTATTTAGCAAACATAACTGATATCTCCATGCGTCATCGGAAGGTCTTGCGGGTCTGGTTGATTGAAGATTCGCCAATAGTACAAGGACAGACCCCTCGCCGCTTGTTCCGGGGTCATATAGAAGTTCCATCCTAAAAGTTTTACATTGTCTTTCTCTTTCGGAATCTCCCGCCGACCGTCATTCCGCATCACCCTGAACCATTTAGCGGCTTTCTTGTTATCAGTTAAAATCATCCCACCCCTGCCAATTGGGATATGTTTAGCGTAATGAAAAGACAGACATTGAAACTGGCCGGGCCAATACATATCCTTCTTAAATCTCATCGCGCTGTCTATAATCTGATAAGGTTTTAACCGATAAGCACCGAACCAACTTAGATCCTCGTATCTAACACACCCGCCAGCATGAATAATACTCATTGGAACGCTGAAGTAGGTTTTCTTTGGGATAGTCACCTTACCCACCTTGAGATATAGGCAAGACAAGAACAACGCGGCGGTGCAACTCTCGACCGCGATTCCATAAAGCGCACCACAATGCTTTGCTATGGTCTTTTCAAACTGACGGATGCAGTTATTACGTTCGTACATATCCACTCTTAATCATTCAAATATTCCTTATCTTCGCTGACGTAACTATAAGAACCAGCCTTAATTTCGTAGACAACCGCATCCTCAATGATCCGAACCCCATGCCCACCGCGATAAACAAACACCGCGTCACCTTGCGAGGCTTCAAGGGTTCCGATTAGGGTAGCTTTGTTGTCATAAACGTCCACTGCTATTTTTCCTCGCACAACCACAAAGGATTCCTGAGTTCTTTTTATTGTGCGCGGGTTCAATATGTGATGATGAACACGAAAGTTTTTACCTGCGGGATATTTCATCCGCGAAGCCTGTAGGGATTCAAACTGATTTCCGAACCACTCCGATCCCTCTTTAGTGTCGTCAATTGAGGCTAAAATTGCATAAACCTCATCGTCTATTGATATATTTTTCATGTAGTTCCTTGATCTGTTTTTCACCGAGACAAAATATAAACCAAATATCCTTAAAGAATTTTACCATGAGTATTTAAGGCCAAAGGTAAGTCTTGTTTCTTCCTCTCCAATTCTGACGCGGCCAGAGGCTTTGTCGTCGCCTAAAATCGCGGAATAAGAACCGTCACCCTCATAAGCGTCTTTGGTGATCGCCGCTTTAAAAAACGACCACTCGACAAGAAAACTCCAATCGTCATTAATTGGATAAACGGCCCCAGCGCCAACCTTGTAAGCGAAGGCGTCTCCTAGATCGACAATGATTCCCAATTCCTTAACGCCATCCGACTCATCAAAATCCCACCAAGACCACCCGCCGCCGGTGATTGCGTAGGCTTGAATGTTTTTTACCTTTGCCCATTCAGGGTAATAAATTAAATTAAGCAGTAACGAATGCCCAGAAACATCACCATAGTCAAAACGTGTTCCATCGTTTTGACCTGTGTGGTGTTCCATAGGCCCGTGGTAAGTGTACTCTGGGCCTATCCACAAGTTCTTGTAGAGCTTGTGTTCATAACGAACTGAGTTTGTCCAAGAATCTTCATAGGCACTTGAAGCGGTGTGTTCCCAACCCCCCTGAACTAAAATACTCTGATCATCAGAATAACAATTTACAATTCCAGTCAAAAATAAGACGGTTAAAACAATTAGTTTCTTCACTTCCCCTCCCTCATTAGATTTTTTATGGCTTGGGCTACATCCTGAGTCTGATAAACTCTTTCGGCCTGAATCTCAGCGTGAGTCATTTTCCTCACCATCTTTGCGTCAGAACCTAAAATATTCATTTTTCTAGCTAATTCGTTAGCCACATCTACACTTGCATTAATCCCACTCTTTCTTCCATCGAGGAAGGATTGGACAAGTGCATTGGTAATATTCAATTCCAAACAGTTCGCTTTCTCGCCATTGATATATCCGATTCCAAATTTATCTACAATATTCCTCGCTACCTCTGAATGATTAGGCGTATCCATAGGCAACCCTTTCTGTAGGTTAATCCGTTTCATTTGGGACTTGCTCATGTCAGATTCTCAAAAGCCACGGGCTTTTCCTCTTGGTAATAACGTCCTGTTATTCGAATTACTAAGAATGGTTTATTCTCTAATCGACACAGACGTTTTGCCTCATCGTGTGCTTCAATCTCGTCCATGTGAATCTTGGTGAAGGTCTTGTTGATACCGTCTTTTACTACTGCCCATTGACTCATTTCTCACCTCTTAGTTTGGCTAAGGCTTCATCAATTTTGGTCAATGGGAAATGACAACCTAATGCCATATTTACACCATATTCTTCTTCGGGCAGATTTTTGTCATAAGAAATCTGTGTGTGGTTAACTCCATAGCGAGCTATTTTCAAAGCCTCAACCAGCATAGCGATTTTTTCTTTCAGTTTAATATTTTCTAAACCAATCATCTTAACAGTTCCCTTATCACCCGCATGACCTTGAAGGAGTGAATCAACTTCATTCTTCAGCTCATCTACTTTAGCTTGGAGTTCTATCACCTGTTTAGCCGTCTTAAACTCACCGTCATGGTGAAGATGGATAAGACTTTCAAGTTCCTTTATTTTGGCTTGGAGGTCTTTGATTGCATGTTCTTGAGATTCAAATAAAGTAGCCGGTATCAAAACTTGGTGTGGATATTTTAAAATTCCAAGTTCAAGCTCCTCTATCCTCCCTTCATATTCTTGGTCTTTGGCTGAGAGTACTTTAATAATATGCCCGATATCAATTTCTTCCATTTTTTCGTTAGAATATCTGTTGACAGCCCAATTATAGGCATTGAGAGTATATAAAAGTTGTCTTGCTATCTCCTCATTCTGCTTCATCCTATCTCCCTTTTGTCTTTTTCTATCTCTCCTTGATTAAAATTAAGCCTATCCAAGTGTCTGACAGTGTCTGTCACTTGGAAGAGAGTTTTCTGGTGGCGTAATCTAAGATGGCAACGAATGTCAGCCTCGTTGCACAGCCAGTTTTCCATACTCTTCATCCCTCTCTTGTCGGCTTCAAACTCATCCTATCTCTCCCGTTTCATTTGGTTTCGTCCAGATTATCCCTACGCCTTGACATGCACGGCACATCTCTTGAATGACATTTGATACGGAAGGCATACCTGGTGTGGGATAATAAAATCCTCCATGAACATGGCCACGGCCTTCACAGACGGGGCATTTGACTGGCTGATTCATCTCTTCTTCCCTTTCTTCTTGATGGAGCGGTGACGTTCTCTTGACCATTTGTGAAGGTCTTTGATTAGGGCGGCCAAATCATCCGAAGAAACAATACATGCACCGCCCATAAAAATAAAGTGACGCCTAAATATATCTGATAAGCACATCGCACTCTTCAGGTAATTTATGCCCGCAAGTTATTCAAAGCCCTATTATCAAACATTTTACTCATCCTATCTCCTTGTGGGGTGGTGATGGCTTTTCATAAGAAGCGGTTGCATTTGGACAAATCACTGTTGGTTCTGGCTCACCATAATGCCACCAGATATTTCCACCTTTTTCTGGATGGATACCTTTCGAGTAAAGCTCTTTTCCGCATTCACTACAATAAACAGTTCCGCTACTCATGTTTCCCTCTTTTCTCCAAATCCCAATTCATCTATGATGTCTTTTTGTCCAGTTCTCCAGCCATCATATTCCATCCCAGTTTCTTTTGGTTCAAGATAAAAGTAGAAATCCATTCCGTTGATGTTGATTATGCGATAGTATTCAGACTCTCTTACAACACTCTCAATTCCTATCTTACGCAAGTCTTTGCAGAATCGTTGAAGGCAATCAAGCGTCATGTTTCCCTCTTTGTCTTATTTCTCCTTGCTGATAGTAGCCTTAGTGATACAAATCTTGCACAGTATTTACCTTTAGTCATACATGGCATACACCTTAGAGTTTGACCACAACCATGAACTTTGGCAACGTGTCCACACCCACACTTCACATCTTTCTTAGGTTTGGTCATTTATTCTTGTCCATATTTTTTTATAAGCTCTTCGTAAAGTTCTCGAACTTGGGCGCTTGCCAGTTTAATTTGAGAGTCAATAAAGACTTGATTTACGTAATTCAAGCCTTCACGCTCTTCCATGCGCTTTTTAAAAATTGCCCCGTTTCCTCCGGCGTGGATATTGCAACGAAAGCACTGGGGACGCAGGTTTCGGAGATTATATTTTAGGAAAGCCCCACAGACAGAGCGCGGGATCATATGTCCGACTTGCCAGTTGTGAGCCGAAAGATTCGTTTGTCCGCAGGTATAACAGACATTTCCATATTTTAATTTTATGATCTGGGTGCAAAGTTTCCAGAGTTTGTTTCCTAAAGTTTTAAGAGATTTTTTCTTCTTCATGGCTCTTTTCACAGTCAATACAGTCTTGGTAGTCATCGTATCTTTTTTTACAGATGTCACATTGCCAGCGGGCGTTTGAGGATTTTGGTTTGTTCATATTGCCGCCTTTATGAGCTGATACGCCGGCCGCGGTTTGCCCCATAAGTTTTGCTGACGCTTAAAAGAAATAATGTTATAGCCCTTATCCCGAAGCTCTGAAATTCGTTTTCGGTATTCCAAGAGATTCAACCTGTCTCTAAACTCTGCGCTGAAGTGCGGCTGTCCGTCTTGAAGAAGCTGGAGGACTAGATCGGTGTTACTCAATAAGACTCCCATCATTCGGCTCACGCTCTCTTGGTTCGTTGTAATCTTTAATTTCATGTTTGGGCTTCGGCGGTAAGAACTGGCTAACTGCTTTGCTTAAAACGTATTTCTTTGGTGGCTCTGGTAGTTCAGATTCACGCTTTTTGATTTCAGCCTCAATTTGTGTTTTGTGGTTTGGACAACAACTAAAAAGTCCGTTAGCCATCGCGTTTAGACTTGGCAGATCCCAATCGGTTATTGGAATATTCTTTCGTTGTGGGGCACAAGGCCAGCAGTCAGCCACGGTTAGCAACCTCTTTTTCGTGATCGTCCATGTGTGCGCGACGTTGGTTTTCTGACATTTGTTTTTCACAAACAAAACACTTCCATAAATCTATTTGTTTTTTAGGTGTTCCATTCTTGGAAAACTCGCCCTGGCGTCTTTGCCAGTTCCGCGCCGCGGCCTTCCAATCTTTCATGGAGTTTCGGCCAACTTTCCATCCGTTCGCGGAATAGTAATCAAAAAAACCACTTGCAAGGTCTTGGTTTTTAAAGAATGTTTTTAAATCATCCAAAGACGGGCGAGTAGCAATTGCCGGCTCTTTCTCTTTATCTTTATCTTTCTCTTTCTCTTTATCTGCATGAAGCTGAGCGATTGCTGAGCGATTGCTGAGCGATTGCTTATTTTGATACCAATTTGTCTTTTCTTCGAAGTTCTTAAAATAACGGAAGTGTTTATTTTTCTTAAACTTAGGGAAATTTAATGAAATTTCATTAAGACATCTTTGAAAATCTTTTAAAGGTAAAGAACACCTCAGTGACTTCCTTAGTACATCGTCATTTAGAGGTATTTTATTGTAATTTTCAGCCGCCAGTAACATCAGTTTGATATAAAAAAGCTGTGAATAATCACTCATTGTCCACCAACGATGGTCATTTAACAGTCTTTTTTCTAGCTTAACAAAGACAATGTTTTTATACGCCATTAGGCACCTTAATAAAACTGCCGTTACCAACAAGACCTATGAGAGTCTGACTCGAAGGATCGAGTGCGTGGGTTTTAACCATGTCAGTAACGGCATTATTTATAAAGCTAGGCATGAAAAGTCCCACGTCTTTTTTCTCATAGGTTTTAACATACTCAAATTCTACCCCTATTCACTTGGAAAGTCAAAGTTTATTTTAGTCTAAACTTCAGTCCTAGTTTTTTGATCCAAGCAATCTGTTTATCTGAAAGGTAGTTTGATATTTCGTTGTCATCCACCTCCCCGATCCCCCGTATGCCATCTAGTAACTTTTTTAATAGGTTCCTCTCGTAAAAATTTAGACGTGGCTTGTAATAGCCCCAAATTAAAAATGCTGTTTCACGAATGGTCATGCTTCTACTGCAATCTCACCGAGCCTTAAAATATCTACTCGTAAGCTTTTACCGTGAGTTTTGACAACGGCCTCCCATCGACCGTTGATAACAAAATGTGCTTCTTTATTTTCAGCACGTTTTTTGATGAGTTCCTTAAGTTCTTTGTCGAATCCGTCATATTCTGAGGCCGAGATTTCAACGGCCTGACGTTTTTCTATAAGCTGTTCAAGGTAATTGTCTGATACAAGTTTTACACCGTCACCAAAGTTTGTATCCGGTAAACACAGGGCGCGGAATGGACAGGTCTTGCAGATTGTTAAATCCGCAATTCTTTCCGGCAATGTATTTTCTCTGATGTGCTTGTTTACAAGTTCAAACTTTTTTAAGGTTTCTTCGACGAGCTGGTAATCCAAAGGAACATTGATTTGTTTGTATCGTCCGGAGCTTTTATCCCTAAAAAGAAGTATTCCTTCTGGCTTTTCTTTCAGAAATAGGTAAACCATGAGTTGTGCAAGATACCCGCGAATATGAGCTTTTTTGTGTTTTTTTACGCTCTCATAATCGGAGATCGTACCAAAGTCATAAGGGTTGATCGACTTTGCCTCAAGTGGTATTGCCTCTTGGGTTACAGTGCAGTCAATTCGTCCGGTCACGATTGTTTCACCGCCGTTTTCAGGGTACTTGAAAGCCCTCTGTCCTTCAAATACTTGGACGCCGGCTTCGTTTAATTCCTTCATCGTGGTTTCTTCGGATCGGTTTCCCTCATCAAATATGTATTGAAGGCCAACATCGTGAAGAATTTTCTTATCCCACGCCACGCGATCATAAACTAACCGACGCACACACTCCTGCCCAGCGCTTGAGGCGCGGTTTGCATGGCATGGGTAAAGCGTAATCTTCTTTTTCTTTATCTCATCGACCGCGACGGGTATGTTTAGGGTTATCATGTTACACCTCGTTTAATAAGGCAAATTCACCAAATAATTCTTTTGCCTTCCGGTTGTAAGCTAATGCGGCTTCAATTTCCGTTCTAAAATTGCCTAAGTGGATTTTATTTTTTCCTACTTTTTTCCCTCCAATATAAGCCGTCCATCTATTCGGCGTTTTCACACTTTTATTTGTGAAATAAGAAACACCTTTGTATTTAGAAGAACGATTATTGATCTTTTTTACATTCATTCCGTTCTGCGCCTGAGTACAAAGCCTTAAATTTTCCTCTCTACAATCAAGAGAATCACCATTTCTGTGATCGACTTTTTTTCCGTCACCATACTCAAGGCCAAGAATAAACCTATGGAGTAGACTTATTCGCCCCCCAATCCAGGCACAGGCATAAAACAAATTCCCCTTTTTAGATGCACACCATTTATAATTCATACACCTATCAAAGTTTTTTTCATCAACAAGAGCCAGTTTTGATTGAGTCAGAATTATTGTTTTCATATATTTATTGTTGGAAGTTCTTTTGCTTGATGTATAGATTCGGGTAATGGTAATCCATTTTTCTTTGCATGAATTTCGTACTCTGCCTTGACCTTTCCATAAATGATCTGGAGCCGTTTCCCGGTCAGCTTGGCGCATGAGTCAATACCAGGCACCTTGTTACCTTCCTTGCCTGTAAATTCGGTCAACTTGACCAAGTTCGCAGATGCGATAACCTTATCACCGCCGTTTAATTCGAGTAGCCAATTACCGACTAGGATTTGTTGTTGTTTTTCTTCCGGCGTAAGTGTTGACCCGCCCTGTGAGCCTTTGGAATAGGCGACGCTTGAAATCTTAGCAACGTCCATCCCGGCGCGTTTCAGATCTTCAAGGGTCATAGACTTAAGCCCTAGAGAACGGACGCAAGCGTGATTCCACATATTCGTTACCGCTGCGATACGGACGGAAGGAATGTCGATCTCTGATATAGGTTTAAACTGTCCACCTTGAGTTCCGAAGAAGTCGGAACGGGTAGAGCAGTTCCCCATAACTTCAATCTCTCGGCCGTCAATGGTACAGGTTCCCCACGCCTCGAAAATGTAATACCGTTCGTTCTTCTCGTCTACGATAGGCACCGTCTCGATTCGGGTTTTGGTGATCTGAGCGCCAGCCCACATGAGGATTTTTTCACACGCTCCGCGCTCAAAATGAAGATTCTCACCGAAAATGCGTATCTCAGTGGGTCTAATGTGCTTCGCAATCAATTTTAGGATAACCTCGGCTCTGACAATCGTTGCCTCGGCATTTGAAACACTCGATGTAATGTCGTTCTCTGGTATTCTTGTAAGTTCATTTACGTTATTCATAGCAATTCTCCTTTGCTTCCAAAGCACTCGCTTTCATGCAGATATTAACGTGAGTTTCGTAGCCTTTTTGGTAAACACGGACACTGGCTAAGAATCTAAAAATGTTTCCTTTGACTCTCAAAGCCAGTGTCTCATTACAGAAAGGACACTTACCAGACCATTCAAAGGTTCGGGTTAGGAAATTAAGACGTGTCATGCGGCCTCCCATAAATCTTTTTCCTGTTGTTCTTTCTCCGCTTTCCGCTTGGCGAAGTATTCTTTGACTTTGGATATTTTCTCGGCGCGTTTTACTTGATATTCAGTCATGGCTTCGGATTTAAAGCCCATTGATTCAAGGATTCTGTGGCCACCAGAAGCGTTTATCACTACCTCATAATCAGGATGTAGATATTTCATCTGTCGCCTCGTTCTGCATAAGAGTCCTCATCCCTTGTTAGTTCGGCTCCGCAATAGCCGCAAATAAGCATATAAGAGCCTTTCTTTGTGAAGTCGCCGTGTTCACATTCTTTTTCTAAAAGCTCGTTTTTGAGCGCTATGAGTTCCTCAAACGAAATGATGCCATAGGAATAATCAAGCATGGATTTTGCGAGTGTTTCAGCGCGGGTCATGACAACCTCTCAATCCGCACGGGAATAACGCCCGCGCTGAGTGGGGAGATAGATTCAAATGCTTTTTTAGAAAGGTCGATCACGCGACCTTTTTTGACAAGACGCTTCGCCGGTCCCCTGTCATTAACGGTAACATTAATTGAGCGTCCGTTATTAAGTGATGTGACTTTAAGTATTGTTCCGAATGGATAAAACCAAGAGGCGCAAGTTAACCGGGAATCCCGGAACTTCTCACCAGAGGCTGTAATCCCGGACGTTCCTTCGCGTCTAGCTGATTCGTATGTGTAATAGGAAGCAGTTTGAATTTCGGCGGGGTAGGCGGGTTCACATCCATAAAAAAAGGCCGCGAATAGAATCATGGCCAACAGTTTAATTCTCATCGTCATCGTCTCCATGTTTTTACTTTAGCACTTCTTTTGGTTTTGTCAATTTCTTTTTGTTTGTCTTTCTCAAAGCCCATGCCGCCAATCTACAAGAACCAGAACAATATTTTTGCCAGTACGCCTTCTTTTCGTACCCTTTGCCACAAGTCTCACACATTGATTTCATTCAGCCCTCCTGAACCGTATGATGAAAGTATAACGAATACATCCAGAGTTGTCAAGCCCTATTCAAATCTTTTTTACGAAAAAAAACGCCGAGGCTTTTGGCCCCGGCGCCCGCCCGTGAGAGCGTCATGGAGACATCGATGATGAGTCGACGTTCAAGGATAGTGTTTCATAAAATCAATTTTTTTTCAAGTCAAAAACTAACCCCCGTTGTGTCCCATATTACGGAGTTCCGCGACAAGAACCTTTGTTGACCTATCCTGCTTCTCCTTTAGCGCGTAGAGAAATTCTGACTTCGCATTTATAAGAGCCTCCGCAACAGCCTTGTGTCGCGTTGCCATAGCATTGTACATAGCCAAAGCGGTCGGATCGCTCGTTGCGGCCGCCGCTTCTGTCGCGGCCTTGGCCGCTGACTGCGCGGCAGTGATCTCAGCGTCCAGTGCGTCGAGGCCAGCGTCCACCGACACCACTATGCCCTGCGCTTCATTCATCATTTTTTCATGCTTCTGTTTGGCAATATCAACTGCGGCTAGGGCTACTTTTTTAGCTTTAGAATTTATCGCGTTCATCACCATTCCAAGCGGCCCGAAAAACATGCCAGCTATCGTGAGCGCGAGCCACCACCAACCTACCTGTATGAGCTTCTTCCACCATGGGAGTTTTGGCTGAATTGTCTCGTCAAGCGAAGCGGTCGTCACCACGCGCTTAAATACCAGACCTTCCGATCCGTCCGATAACTTGACTTTCACCGGCCTGCCGTCTTCCGTGTACGGCTCCATCGTTTCCTTGTAGCTTTGGGTCTGCGTTGTCTTTTGCCCTCCATCTCCACCAATGTTAATCAGGTTCTTCGCCGGAGTAAGGGCGAAAACCGCTAAGGTTGCAAGGCTGATCAACGTGATGATAGCGAACGTCCCTTCTATCACAAAACCTTTGTCATTTTTTCTCATCATGCCTCCTATTATTTATTCTCATTTTCAATCTCTATCCGCGTGACTCTATCATGCAGCTTGTCTATTTTTGTAAAAGCCGCGGAAATCTTCATGTCTCTTTTTTCCATTTCAGAATCTAAACGGTTAAGAGAGGCTACAAGATTATCTATCTTTGCCGAGATCGTTGCTTTAAAACTTGCTGCCGACCAAACGGTAAAGAACGCATGGCCTATTACAGCGACGATAACCCCTACTCCCGACCAACCGATTTCGATCATTGTTTAATTGCTCCTTGTTGTGGTATACTTTTTCCATGAAAAAATGGCTGTTTGTAGCTTCGCTGATTATTCTTTTTGGGATCATTCAAATCGTCGTTTATCATTTTAATCATCCGCCTCTACGTGGGTTCTAAAAACCCTTTCTTTTTTTGTCTTGATAGGTTTGTACTCCCACCCCAAAAATATTCACAAGTCCAGCCGGGATCAAAGAAGGGTCTTCCTTCGCTAAATCGTAAATATCCTGTAAAACCATCGGAACAAATCTCTCGCCAATCTCCTTCGGGATGCTAACTGGCTTACCCTGTGCGTCTTGTTGTTTCATAAGCGTAACGATAAAAGAAGGAATTGGAGCCAGCTTGCCTTCTATAAATCGTTGGAAAATATCAGCCCTGGTCATTGGTTTATAACCTTCACCTAGAGTCATTTCCTTGCCAGTCGTAGAGCTAATGTATTTACCAGTTACAATTTGTGCGGCACTTCTTACGAGTGGTTGAAAACCTCCCCATATATCAAACCGTGTATTTCGGACTTTAATTTTTCCAAAATCAGAATTTCTTGGGTCAGTGACAACCTCAGCACCTCCCAATTTAGATAAAGTTAAAATTGTGAAACCAATTCCTAAAAAATAAAAAAATGATTTAAGAGCCTCTTTTCTTGTAAAATTGTCTTGTTTAACATAATAGATTGGATTAAGAAGATTCAACCTTGAGAATAAAAGCCGCGGTGAAAATAGCAAAGCGTTAAGTGCTAGTGCTGATGTTTCAAGACCTTTTGGTAATGTGCCTCGACCTGTTGCGTTGTTAATAAAATCGGCGATTCTTTTAGTTAGATCTCTGTCCTTTCTTGAGTCAAGACCGACCCTCTCGGCTTGATTTAACAAATCGACGAAAGTATCAAATCTCAACTTATTCAGAAAACCAATATAAGCACGTCCTGAAGCTCTAATACCCTTGCCAAGAAGAGGTATTTTTTCAGCCCAAGAACTCATAAATTTTTCTTCCCTATTTCCTATAAGAACGTCCAAGTCTGTTAATGAAAGTCTACTATCTCTTGCGAGTTGATAATCTGGATGAGTAATAATAGAGTCTTGAATGGCTTGATATGCTTCCTCACTTACAAATGCCCCAAATTGCTTTTTAAACGCCGGGCCGAATTGCTTTTGTCTGGATATAAGAAAACCGCCTTGACGACCGGCAGCAGAAAGGTCGATGGATGACATAATAGATCTTGGAATATTGGCAATTTGTAAGCCCGCTTCTTTAAATTTTTCAAATAAAGTCCTTTTCTCTAACACAGCTTTTGTAAATTCCTCTCCAAAAACAGCATTCAGCAAAGAAAGCTCGCCTTCAGTTGGAACCTTACCACCTTCCGCGCCTAGCATTTTAGAAAGCCCTGTCATGGCGTTTATCTTTTCCCAGTCACCGATCTTTGGACTTAATCTGACTTGTTGGAAAAGAGCGTCAATATCGGCCTGGCCTACCTTTCCCCTTATGGCTTCAAACTCGACTTTTGGAAGTTCCCCCTTCAAAGCACCTAATTCCTTATAAAAGCCGGACTCCCCTTTTGCCGTAGCTTGCGCTCCTTTTAATTTAGCGAACTTCTGCGACCTGGCTTTTTCGTAAAGCGTTTCTTGTTTACCACGAACGTCTTTGGCTTCTTTTAAGGCGGATATCAATTTTGCTACAGGATCTACCTTCTCCCCTTCTGTGGGGACGGTTCCTTCCAATAGCCCTGCCAGGCCTTTCGTGGGTTCTCCGGCCATAGTCTTTTTAACTATTGGAGCTTCTTCGGACTTACCAAACATATTTTTAACTTTCGCCCAAAGAGGATTATCCGTTATGCTAATTATTTTTTCAGAAGGAACATTGATATTTATTCCGTGTTCAAAAGCAGCCCGGCGATCAAAGCTGTTGAGTTCAAGCGCCGCCCATAAAGACTTTTGTTCCGGCGTCGTAAGCTCTCCCGTCTGGTAAATATCTTTTACTTGTTCGGGCGTAAGAGACACGCTTTTCGGTAACTTATACTCCGTGATTTTTCTTTTAAAAAACGCTTCTTTTATAGCGCCTGATTTTTTAAACACCCCACCGGCTATGAAAGCTTTTCCTGCAAAATCAGCCAATTCGACTGTTTTTACAACATCGTCCGAAACTCCCTCTTCATCTAGTTTTTTAATTAATCTATCTGTTGGGATCGCAAAATCAACCGCTGAAAAAGCAAGAAGCCCCATAGCTGTTCCAACTGGGTTTGCTATTGCTCCAGCGACAACCCCAGGCAATAGTAATCCCTGCATAACTTCCATTTCAGTCGGTTCTGATTCCATCCCTGTAATATTTGCGGATCGCCGTATAATGTCATAATTTTTGTTTACTTCATTTAATGGGAGTCCGGTTACTTCGGAAAGGGCATAAATATTCGCGGCGCGAGCAGTATATTTGTCCTCATCACGAAAGAAGCTGAAGAGCTTATCCATCATACCTTGTGGTGGGGCTTGCTTTATTTGGGGTTGGGGATTACCCTCAAGAACCAATCCTGATGGGGGTTGTGGATCGGATGTTTGTTTTACATTCAAGCTTTCTTCTAAAACTAAACCCGCTGGAAGTGGCATTATTTAATTTCTTTTCCTGTTTTTATGTCGTACCAAGTAGCACCGCCATCATCTGAATATGCTTTTCTTTCTTTGGTGCTTTCATCATTGGCGTAAATTCTATCGGTAGAAGTCAATTTTTTAGCCAGTTGAATTTCGATCTCGTCATTGACAACCTTTGCCGCTAAGGCTTCTTGGTCTTGCCCTGCCAAAGCTCCATCTATCAGTTTTCGGTACATCCTGGCTTTGATTTCGTCTTTATCCATTCCAGCTTCAGCATATTCGTCTGACCAAAACGATAGACGATCAAATAAATTCTTTGGTCTAACCGTATTCATAATGTCTTTTTGGACTACTTTTTCAAGTTTCTGTTGGACAAGCTCATTACGGTCTTTCAATATTCTTTCCACATCCGCTGTGTCCAAAAGTCCTTTCGCGTGGGCTTGTATGGTGTCGCTCATAAGTTTTATAATTTCTTCGGTGGTGGCCTTATCGCCCTTCGCTTGCATATCCATAACTTTATTCTGAAACTCAATATAGGTTTTGTCTTTGCTGGGGATATCAGGTTTCGGATTGTTGATTTTATTTATCATGCCTTCGGCAAACTCTGGGCTTATTTTTCCTTCCTTACGAAGCTGATCTACAGCATCAACTGTTACATCTTGTTTTGACAAATATTCATCCAACAAAGCACTTTGATTTTTTGCCTGTATTTTTTTAGATTCGGTGTCGTAGATTGACTGAGCGTCTCTTAATTCTCTAACGTCAAAACCGTAAGTATTTTTTGAAATGTTCTCGCTGGCAATAGCAGGAGCATTTTGTATATCTGTCAAAAAGGAATTGAATTTTCCTTTTTTTAGATATTCTTTTTTCAGATTCAAGGCTTCTAATTTGTCATAACCACCTAAATTTTGTACCGGGTCAATAATCACATCTAACCGACCCTCTAAATTATCCGCGCCTTTGGCAATTTCCAAATCTAGCAAACCGATTGTATCCGCCCGCCACCCTAAAATTTGCTTCTTCTTATAAGAATTATCTATTTGGGCGGTAGCTACTTTTCCTTGATAAGCAAACTCAATAGCCATCTCGGTTTCAACGGATTTATTTGAGAATCCTTTCAGACTATCCATCCCAAGTTTTTCAATTGATTTTCTAGTATTCTCATAATCCTCCGGTGTTGGATTCGGGATATTTTCAAACTTCTGCTGTTCTTCTAAAACACCAGTCTTATAGTTTAAATTCGCCCTAGATTTCTGCATAGAATCAAGAGCGTTGCTATAAGTAAGTGTTGCTTTCTGAATTGCACCTCCAACCTCCCCCACCTTTTGGATAATCTCGCCCGTGGTGTCCTCGGCGGCCTGGACGGAAGGTGCTTGAGTGGTAAGCTGACCTTTGGAATAAACTCTTGGAAATTCAGGCAATTTTGTTATCTCCCGTATCGACCGGCTTTAAATGTATTCATCTGCGTCAACCTCTGTTGTTTTGTAAGACCTGATTTTCCATAGCCGCCACCAGTCGGATTTCCAATATTCAGCATCCCGAGCGTCGCGCCAGTATTTAATATAGTGGAAAAAGCATTTGAATAGCCAGAAAAACGCGCAAGCCTCGACTGCTGCCTTCCCGTCTCGCGCATATAACTCGCTCCCGATCTCGCATAGTTTGCCTCAATATCAAGATTATAATCCCCTATCGCCTTATCGAATTGCATCTGGGTTTCGTTGTCAATTAAGATCGCCAAAGGTGACCCGCCAAGATTAAAACCTTTTCCGGCGGTCTTTGAAATGATCGTTCCCCGGGCCCGGGCCGCTTCTCGGTTAAATTGATAGTCCTGGATTTTCTTCTTTTCCAAGACCATGGCGGCCTGTTGTTCGTAGATTTGGGCGTTATATTCAGCCTGTCTTTGGATGCCTTTAGCTTGTTGTTTAGCACCCATGACTTGAGTGGTCGCGGAGAAAGCTCCACCAGCTATAAGAAGTGCTGCAGTTGTTCCTACTGCCATGGTGATTTTCCTTTATTTCTCATTCGTATCGAGCGATCCCATGATACTTAAAAGTTCAATCGGCAAAGGGTTTGAGTTTTTTATATAAACCTGCGCCCCGCGCTTATAGCCCCCACGCATGGCGATCCCGCCGCCCTGTGGAGGAAGGATACCGGTATAAAGAGTAGTGATTGTGGGCGTAATCGACAAATTGACATCATCAAGGTTATCCGCATCCGTTCCGTATTTAAAGTTTTGGGTTGAACGGTTTACCTTAAAAGCGATTTCGTTAAACCTCTGCCATTTCCCTTGTGCCGTTCCTCGATTGGTTCCCGCTTCTTTTGGAAGTGTAAAAAGTATTTGGTCGTAGGAAAGCCCTGCATGAACAACAAACGAAAGTGATGTTAAGGTAACCGTTCCAGAAGCGACGGTTCTGGTGAGTGAATCTACAAGACCATCGGCCAGTATCCCGATAGTTTTAGCGTCAAGATGCTCCAAACCGTATACGCTTCGTACCGAAAGTCCCCACCTGCCCGCCACGTAGCTCAAGGCATTAAACGTCGTCGTGATAGAAAGCGTGATGCTTGTCGTTGAAGCGGTGGCTGTGATCTGTCCTTCACCGATGGTGGTACCTGCCGCATTTATTGCTCTTATTTTTCTGTTTACATGACTGCCTATAAAATAGGCGGAAGAAGAAGTTAGGGTGACAGATCCAGAAGATGCGGATAGTGAGATCGTAACCGCGGACGTGCTTGTCGCTTCATAAGCGTCGAAGCTTAACGCAGAATGAAGATAAAGACATTTATCCTGCCGGTCAGGGACTTCGATATTTTCAAAGAACTCGACGTACTTCTTTTGAGAGCCGTTAATCCATCGTTCGACGATAACCCACGCCTCATCATAACTGGCTGTCTGAGATGGAATGATCGCAATGGACGTATAAGTCCCCGCCGTTGAGTGCCTGGCCCACGCCGTGACTTCCTGATCAACTTCACGTGTCATGGTCGCAAGGGTTCCGCTTGTAAGAACACAATAAAGGATTGTCTCTGGATTTTGTTGAACGTCCATATCAATTACACCATCACCCAAAATATGAGGTGAAAGAATCGTCCTGTCCGCGGCTTTGTAGGTGTCTAATTCCCAGTTAAAGAACATTTCTCTCAGTTTTAATCCAAACCGTTGCACATAATAGAGGAAGTTTCCTATTTTCTTAGGCATGATTGAATCTGCGCCAAAACCAATTTCTTCGGAGGCGTTCGCGTTGTCAGGCGTGATCGGTTCGGTAGAACCGGAATTAGTTACAAACGCCCCGCCGAAAGTCCCGGCGATAAGTGACTTCCCAGGCGCAAGCCATTGGATCTCGTTAGATTCGTTTGAAGCTAGAGGTAAATTTAGGGCATCGTCGTCAGCTTCCGTGTCGAGGGCAAAGTTTTCATATTCAAAGACCTTCGACCCCCATTCTTTTTGAGGTTCGTGATTGGTTCTAGCGAACCAAAGACGTCTCTCTTGAAAAGCAACGCGAGACGGATAACCTCTGACGGCGCTCCACGCACCCTCAGACCAATTAGATGTTGCTGTAATGGCCGGAAGATTTTTAATGACGGTAGCCGTCGCGGTGTAACTGTTTACAACGTTAGTGATCTTAACGTAAGCTATTTCTTTTAATCCGGTTGTTGAAATAGTCTCGACCGTAAGACCGCCAATAGCAAAAAAAGCGTTGTGATGCCCCAAAGTGCTGCCTGATTTTGTAAAGACGATCTTGCCGGTCGCCGCCGTGATGTTGATCGTTCCTTGGGTAGCAGACATCGAAAGGGTCGTTGAAGTATTAGTATTTGAATCCAAAAACGGGCCTCCAACTATTGGGGCATCTGAAATTGCCCACTCATTCGCCGAAGTTCTCACAAGCTTTTGAGGCGGATAGTCCGGATGGGTAAGCCAAATGATGTCGTTTAGTTGGGTGAATTGAACGTCAAATATATGATCTTCCTGAAAGACCGTCGTGAGTTGATAGACGGCGGAAGTATACAAAGACGCCACTTCAGCGTTGGAAAGCACTTTATTGAAAATCGCCACATTATCCATCTTGTCTTTAAAAATATCCTGCGCGATACCTCCGACTTTATACGTACCGATCATGACCTGGGCTGTTCCGTCAATCATATATGTATAACCGGCGTTCACTGTTCTTGTAACGTCTGTCACCAATACGCCATCTAAATACAGGTTTTTACCATCGGCGGCTGCGCTTCCTCCCCTGCTGTCATAAGTGACCACAACAAAATGCCAACCAGTTGAAAGAGATTGATTTGTCTCAATGATCGAAGCCGTTGAAGATGTTTTTGAAAACGTTGAAAAATGTAATTTATCCCCCGGGGTTGTGATAAATTGCCATTCATTATCCGACATCTTGGTAAGAAATCTTTGATATTGCCCGTTCGGAGAATAATAAATCCATGCGGCAAGAGTGAATGGAGCTGTTCCTGTTGTGTCTGAAAATGTAAAAGCCGCGTTATCCGGGATCTCCACATAATGTATCCCTGCGAAATTAAACCCTTTACCGACTATGGCTGTCGTGCTGAGACTTGACGTTAAGGTTGAACAAGTCCCGTTATAAGTTGCGCCGTCATCGTCAACAACTACCGTCGTTGCGGCATTGTCATCCAATCTGTAATGAGCAACTATGTTTGCCGCCAATGACGTTAGGGTTTCTGTACCGCTACGAGTAGTAACCTGGCCTCTATTCGTGAAAAACCTCATGTACAGGTCGCCCATTTCGATCACATAGGCGTCAGATCTGTTGAAAACGAATTTGATGAAGCGGGTTCTTAAAGTGGAATCGCTCACCGTTGCGACGTACCGGGTCCCGGGCATGGAGATCACTGGGCCGTAGGAGCGCGGGAGAAAGTTCTCCACGATCTCGCAGGCGTTGGCGTATTGGGCGATGTCGGTGCGACCAAAAAGAGAGGGGGCAATTTCGCCAGCGGTAAAAGATGTTTGAATAGTATCTACCTTCACGTCCCGACTCCCATAAGAGCTAGTTTAGATATTTTTGTAGACCCACCTGCCTCAACAAACGGCGAAAACGAAGCTATGCAATAAGCCTTCGTTGTTGAATTGGGTGAAAAAGTCCACCCAAGATTATAGGTCCCGGCACCCGCGCCGACTTCACTAGAGGATCCATGCCTGTAATTAGGGGTTGGATCCGGGATAAGGATGTTCGCTCGTTGGGTTTGCCCAGCATCTTGGACTGTCAAAGACGAACCACCACTTGATGAATTTAGAGAATCAATGATGATGCAGTCAGCCGCGACGGTCACGATGTCTAAGGCGATGCTAGCCCCGGCCGTTCCATTTCCAGTAGACGCTATCGCGTCCGGTTGGGCTGATTGCTTCGCGCCAGTCCATGAGGTCGCGTTCGCCGCTACGCTCGTTCCTACACCATCAAACGTGACAACAATGTCAAACGTCCCAGATTCGGGGGCAATCAAATAATAAATCGTTGACATCTGTGCGGTTTGGAATTTCTCAACAGCTTGAGATAATGCGGTTCCGTTCCATGTAACAGAGGCGACATTCACATCGGAAGAAGTAGAGTCCTCACCTGTTATGCAAACGATAAGGATTCGGTTAGCCCCGGCTCCGACGACGTGTTGCCAAGTCAGGGTTTGAACCGATGTTCCGTCTATCGCGTTAGTATTTGATGCGGCATCAAACGCTATTGCCATTTATCCAATAATTCCCTTTATCTGTTCGAGCTTAGATTTCAAGCCATCGACTTCGGCTTGTAAGGACGTAATAACCGACGCTTGAGCGTTGGCAGAATTTATCGCAGTTTCAAGGTCAGCTCTTAATGCGTCATACTTTACTAAGAGTTCGTTATACATGGTTTCATAGCCTCCTGTTGGTAGTGCGGTTCCTTGTGTTATTGAAGCGATCAACGTGCTATTGGCATCTTTAGAGAATGACTCCCATTTATCTGCCACACCTGTGATAATTAGTTTCTTTTTCTGTGTTGCATAAGCCGAGAGTCCGAGCTTTAAATGATGACTTCCAGCGTTTAATAATAGGGCTTTCTCAATCGTATGTTCTCCTGAAATACAGAGGACTGAGTTCCCCCTCGCACCATCAGAGACATATTTTTTAATGATGGTAGTCCCCCACAGTTTAGACCCGTGAAGATTTCCTGCGCCTGCGTAGTAGTCCTCAATGATTGTTCCAAGACCCTGCTGGTCAAGCCCTGA